GCGGTGATCGTAAAATCTGTAGCTTCACGCACGTTGGTGCCGTCACACATCAGCACCATTGACCGGCCATTAGGGATGCTGACCCCAGCGGTAGCAGAATACTTTAAGGTGATAGCATGCCCATTAGTGGTGGCGTTCTTGATGAAGTAAAGCTTAGTGGTGCTAGGGGGGCAAATGACGTTACGGGGGGCAGTCAGCGCACCCGTCATGTTCAACATCATGTTACGGGCTTGGTCAGCAGCACCGTTAGCAGAGGTCAACGTGTAATCAGCATCCGTCATAGCGATGGACGCATACCCTGCGATGGAAGAGTCAACTAGGTTTGTAATCCCAGTATTGACTTCAGTGCCCCATGTGTTAGGAAACTCTCCTGTATTTGGTTTAAGAAGACGCAGGTTGTCACTATATGACGGCATTTCTATTCCTTAGGCAATACGGATGATTGCAGTACCAGCAGCAGGGGTAGGTAATTGAACAGTGAACGTACCTGAAGCCACTGTGGCAGAGCCAAACGATAAGATGGCAATAATGGCGTTTGCTTTAGACGAGTTATAAATAACCGCTGCATCAGATGTAAACGTCGCACTAGTCCATTGTGGATCAGTTGTCCAATCAATCCATGCCTGTCCACCACCTGTCCCTGGTGTGTATGTCGCCAACGTAAGACCACCCTGCGTGTACCCACCAGCAGTAGCAAGCTCACCAGCCATACCAATGGTGTACGTAGTGCTGTTGGCATCAAGCGACGAGGCACTTGCGAGGAAAAGCGCAATTTTATAAACATCAGCAGCAACATAAGTGCCAGCTAAGAAACCAGCTTTGGCGCTGGTGGGCATACATTGGGTAACGGGCATTTCGATTCCTTATTTAGATCACACGGGAATTTCTTCCCACTCAGGGGTTTGGGCAGTGTTTTCAGCAGCCCACGAAGGAGGTTGAGTGTTGATGATATTAGTCCATGTGGGGGTCTGGGTATTACCTACACTGGCCCACGTAGCAGTTTGACTGTCTACAATATCGGTCCAGAAGGGGTCTTGCGGGTTGGGGATAATCCCCCAGACATTAACCCCTGATACTCTTCCGTATCCGACTACACCGCTTACAGCAACTATTGCGTCTGCTTTGGCAGTGACTGTTCCGACTAAGCCTGCGCCCGATACTCCCGTAGCCGCCTGCGATACCCCGACTGTAGCACTACCAATGGTGCCAGCGCCAGATACCCCGGTGGGGAAAACAGTCGCATTCGTCACTGTAGATACAGTAACTGTACCTACAACTCCTGCACCAGATACGCCGGTCAGGACTACCTTCGCTTCGGGGGTTACTGTCCCTACAGAACCTGTGCCAGATACGCCTGTCGCAGCCGTCCCAACTGCGGCAATTACCGTCCCTACGGAACCTGTGCCAAATACACCAGTGGGGAGCGTTCTTACTGCAGGGGTTACTGTCCCTACACTGCCAGTACCAAATACCCCAGTTAGCGGCTGAGCAACCGCAATCGTAAGAGTACCTACGGAACCAGCCGCAGATACCCCCGTAACGGCAACAGTTACGCTACCACCACCGCCACCAGCAGCTAGCAGCAGCGACATTTAGTTCACTCCCAACCGAACACAGGTTGCCAAACGTATGTGATAGTTTGTGATGGCGTTGCAGAACCTAGCAAGAACTTACCAACCAGCGCGACAAATTCACCCGGATTAACAAAGGCCGCTGCGTCACCGAAGTCAGCAAAAATACGTCCGGTTTGGGATTGCGCACCAATTGCAGCACCAACCGGCCAAGTCATGAAACCTAAAGACACCCGCCTCGGAGCCTTTGTTGTCGCAGCTTCAGCGGTATTCAGCGGTGCTGCCGTATGTCCAAATGCTAAAGACCACTGAATAGTCGTAGGGTTAGTAGCAACGATTGCGCCAGTGTTAACCGCGTCAACCATCACCGCCCGGATGACAAGTCTGCGTCCTTGAACTGCCACAGTTCCTGGCGGAACTTGGAAGCTACCAAAGATCAAATCTGTTGCGGCGGCGGCTGCTGCAGTGGCAACACCTTGTCCACCAAGACCAGCCGGTAAGTTGGCCGTAAGCGCAGTGTTAGACGGTGCGGCAGCAGTCGGGTTTGTGCTATTCGGCAGGGTAGCCAACGATCCCATCGGCGTGCTACCAGACAAAGCTTGATAGCTACCATAAATACGGTTGCCAATAACGCTTAGTCGGTCTGAATAAGTCGGCCCACCAATAGAGATGGTTACATCCGACAGAAGAAACTGCATAGCTGCAGATGCTGCTACACCACCAATTGCCTGCCGAATCCCCATAGGCAGAGACGCTGATTGAAACGGCTGGCCTTGTGATAACGGAACTGTAATCGTGCCGTAGATGACGTTATCAATCCAAAACTCTACGTTGCTTTCGTTGATGGTAATCAAGAAGCTGTACTTCTCACCAATAACCGGCGTCCAATTTGGCCCAGCAGGTTCTGTTACAAATGTAGGGGTAAATGTTTGTGTACCGTTGAAGTTAATAACTCCAACCATGCCCGTGGAGTCAACCCGGAAAAATACGCCATCAGTGGGTGCAAATGGTACAGTAGAAGCCGCTAAAAACATCCCGAAATCTAACGTAGTGTTAGTTGGGAAGGTAGACACGTTAAAGCCCGCAGACATCGTGCAGTACGTCGATTGGGCACCGTGCAGCGGAAAATACCCATACGTTTGCAGCAACGTACCCGTGTTAATGGTCGTGATACTGCCGCTGTTAACTTGCAGGCCGTTGGCAGTCCACGCATTCGCCATCGTGGTGCTACGATAGATATGCTTACCAGTGTTCTGTGCAGCGTAGTTAAATGTCTCCGCGTCCAGCATTACTTCAGATGAAGTCCGCAGACGATAATCGTCGTCAGTTTCTGGGCTCTTTAAGATAGGCGTGCCAGTGACATCACCAGTGTCGTTTTCACTGAACATGCGGACAGCGCCCACACCTTCGGGGGTCGCAGCATCACCAATGAAGACAGGCACCCCGTTGCTCTCGGTGGCGATATTGGTAAGGTCTTTACCGATCAGTGAAACGCTCATGTCATATCCTTAGTTGTAAACGTAGCCAATGGTGTACACACCGTGTGCAAATCCTGTACCGCACTTGGCATAGATGGTGAACCCGACTCCTGCCTGCACATTCCCTGCGACGACAGTTAAGTTTTCTACCCAATGATTATCTGCAGTGTTAGTGGCAGTGGCTGTAGGGAAAATCCAAGCCTCAACAAGCTGCCCACCAGTGATACCAGGGGATGAAACAGCAGTGGCTACATCTGTCGCCCTGCCGCCAAAATTGATAGTAGTAGTTCCTTGAGTGCTCATTAAATCACCTGCATACGCACCTGCCCACTGCGGTAGGCGTCTTGGCGCTGCTTGCCATCAACAAGGTTCTTCAACAACGTCAGCGACTGCTTGTACTGGTCGGCGTACAACTGCACAAGGTCTTGCTCACCCTTCATGAACCGGATAGCTTCCATCATCACTGCGTTAAACAGCACTGATTCAAAGTTGTCGCCCAGCCAGCTAGTACCTGCGGTGACGATGCTTTCCGGGTAGGCGTAGTAGTGCAGTTCGACTGAGTACGTTTTATCGGGGGTCGGACCCAAGATGAACGACAACTCCGTTGGGTAGCTAGTGGTGGGGCCAAAAATAGCGTAGTACTTAGGCAGTCCAGTAGACGCCACATTGAGCGGGTACGCTTCACGGATGAAGTTTACATCTTTATTCAACAGGAACGCAGACGCATAGGGGGACGCCAAGTCCCTTACTTCCACACTAAACACCGACAAGAAGTCGAGAGGTGCAGACAGGTATGCGTTGTTGATCGTAAGCGTGCCCGTCACGTTTTTACGTGTAGCTGGCATCTGCACAGAATTGATGACCTTCTGTTCTGCCAACTCTGTCATAGTCGCAAAGTCAGTAGCTGTGAACGTGTTTTCACAGTACGCTTCAACAGCAGTCTTCAGTTCTGTGTAGTTCATAGCCGCCTCAATCAGCCCATCGGGCCACGGGACATAGTGCCCTTAGTGGCCGCGCCAGTACCACGCATCTTGATGCCAGTGGTCTTGACTTGGTTTAGTTTACCAAGAGTGACGGGGGTGCCACGGCCCATCATTTCCGTCTTATCACTGTGTTCAGTGTGGGGCTTGGCATACACAGAGGCAGGGCCGACTTCTTTACCACCCATTTTCATGCTGAATTTAGCCATGATTAGTTTCCTTGGTTCTTGGCACGGGACATATTGCGACCCAGCTTAGCGCGGTCTTCAGTGGTAGGACCACCCGGCTTGCCTTTCGGGGCCTTGATGGACTTGGTAAGCGGGACTTTCTTATCACTCATGATCTATCCTTATTCAGTTACTACAATGGACACACTACCGATTTCAAACGTAGGCATCTGTTCACGCTGCGGTTCGATGGGTTTGTCTTCTGCCTGGGGTTCGGGGGTTTGTTCTTCCTGCATGTGCGATCCTTAGCTGATAACAATACTGACGTTGCCGATTAGGGCCTTCGGAGCAAGATCATTTGGAGTAAGCGATTCGGCGTTGCCCCCACCCACAGGGTTCCACCCCCACTGGAAAATGCGGCTACCCTCGCTTGGGATGCCCAGCGAGTCAAGCCCTGCGGTGATGTAACTGCGGTCTGGGCGCGGGTTCCGCAAAGCCTGGGGGTCGTCCACCGGGTACATACCCAACTGCAACTGCGGGTGATCCATCTCCCAACATTGCCTACAGACCATGATGTTGACATTCTTGGTCTTAATCACCAGGGATTTTAGTTCCTTCAGCTTGAAACGGAAACCACATCGGTCACACTCCGATATAGCCCGCTTGCCTTCAGTGAATCTATTACCCACGTTACATTACCTTAAGAAATATACTGCTGACGAGGTACGAATCGCACTGCAGCTTTTTCACGGTCTTCAGTAGACGCAATATCCCACGCCTCATCATACTGTGCTTTAAGCGCTTGCATACGCTCTAAGGCACCTGGGACTTTCATGGAGAGGTAGTAAGCCAGCCCCGCGACCATACAGGGGAGAAATCGGAATGGCACATCCATCGTATTAACACCCGATCCCGCATCTTCGATTCGACGCAAACGCCAGTACACAAACGTGTACGTAGTACCTGCATCTGGGATGGGCCACACTGTGATAGTGGGGATGGGTGCCTGACGATTAATATACACCTGAATGGGGCGTGCTTGAGTCAGTTTGTTCGGGATAGTCGCATACGTCGAAACACTGATGCGGGTGATGTTCAAATCAGCCTGCGTAGACGACACACCAGCACCTGTACGAATTACATGCTCCAATAGGTCCACAGTGCCGTCAGGCAGGTTGTATGTGGCTGTACCCGTGACAAGTGTAATAGACCCTTGCTCAACTGTCCATAGGTTGATACCACGGTTGGCCCAATCGGCAAAAAGGAGGTTCAAAGACCTCCGTGCTGTTTTCAGGTCATAGCCTGTGCGCAATTCTGCGCCGCAACGCTCAAAAGCTTCCTCCACTACTTCAGTGAGGTCTAGGTTAAATGTTGCGGTGCCTGAGGTAGCCATTATCTATAACCTGCTGTTTTCTTAGCGATGCGTTTGGGCTGTGCTACAAACTGTTTACCTGCAGCTTTGCCTTTGCGTTTCGCAGCGGTAGTGGCTGCGTACTCAGCGGGGGACAACGCTTTGATGGCTTCAGAGGGTAAGTAGCGCTCACCAGTTTTGCTGGATGGCTTACCACTCTTGGTAGTCCATTTCTGGTCTGTCCAATCCTTCAGTGATTTCTGGGGGGCTTTCAATCTCGATACCCTCCACCAGCATCTTTGTATTTCTTGGCTACTAATTGTGCCTTGCGGGCTGACCATTGACCTGCACCTGTGCCGTGGGTAGCTGCTGCTTTAACCTGAGACACGATACGTTTGCGCAGATCAGGCTTGGTGTAGTTACCAGAGGCATTAACGGAGCCACCATCCTTATAGACATCCACTGTATTAGGGTTGTCTTTGCGCTTCACCTTTTTGGGGGAAGGCATTTTACTGGGATTGATGGCACCCATGCCTCTGGAACTCAGCATCACACAATCCTACACTTAGTTTTGCCCTTAGTGGCGATGCCATCGGCGCGGCGCGAAGCACTGCCGACTGAGCCGCCTGCGGCGTATTTCTTAGTAGCCCCACCCTGTTTGTATTTAGCTACCTCTACTGCGCGGGGTGCTGAAAACTTCTTAGCTGCTTCCTTTGAAACTTCAGCTGCCGTTGCGCGCTTAGCATCACTGGCGCGTTTAGCGTTGTAAGCAAGTTTACCAAGCCCTGCTACTCCTGCCGCACCAACTCCAGTGGCAGCCAAAATGCGGCCAATATTGCTGGGTCCAGAGGTGTCTTTGCCAGTAGATTCCGGCGCCTTAGGGCCTTTCGGATCAATAGGGATTTCTGCCCGCTTAGAAGCAGGAGCGCTCTCTACCTTACGTGCTTTTTTGGCAGCGGGCTTAGTTTCTTCCTTCTT